CTACTGCAACCTCGGCGACGGCTGCGAACTCGGCGACGGCTGCGAACTCGGCTACTACTTCAAACTCGGCGACGGCTGCAACCTCGGCGACGGCTGCAAAGTACATAAATCATTATTCATATCGGCCTCCAAGCACTCCGTTTCATACTGGGGGCAAGATGCTATCCAGATAGGTTGTAGAAAATATACTATTTCGGAGTGGCAAAAGCATTTCCGCGAAATTGGGAAGGCTGAAGATTATTCTAAGGAGCAAATCGATGAATATGGGTCTTATATAGACCTTATTGCCAAACTTCACGGCAGGTGGAACATCAAGCAGAAATAATATCCATTAACTATGAGAAAATCGATTTTAACGGCCATTATATGCCTGCTCGTTTCCAGTTGCTCCACTTGTTCGCGGACCTTTAAGAACGAGAGTATTTTGGACTATTACGGCCAGTGCATCGATAACCTCGATACCGATGTAAACCGGAATATGTTCGACGTTTCGCGGGACTTAGTAAAAGAAGTGGAGGAAGACCGCCGATTATGTAAAAGCTATAGGGATATGGTCATAGGATGGATTTTTGAACGTCTGGAAAACCTGAATGAGCCATGAGAACCTTTGTATTTACATGTCGGCCGACTAATTCGGAAGAAAACACCTGTTTCCATGTCCGAATATACCAAGTATGCCGCAACAGGCCGATAAAAATACTGGAGTATTACGACCGGCCGAGGCCAGAATCTCCTTTAAGGGTTAACTCGGCATATTACCAGCTCCGACGCCATAATATTCTCACCGAATCGGAGAAAAAGGATACGATCTTGTCCGATTCTCGATTTTACAACTTTCAAAACGACCGAATCAGAATCTACGAAATACTTTGAAGCCATGATGATATATTTTTCAAAAGATAAAAACGGCGACGTCTATTCCTTCATGGCCCGACCCACCAAGAACGAGAATACCGGGAAGTGGGAGGGTAACCGATTCAGAAAGGAGTCCGTCGATATCGTCGCCAGTTGCCTAACTGAATGGGACGACGATAGGTCCGCCGTGTTGATGGATAGCAGATCGCAAAAATCGGCAGCCTCTAAAGTAGTTAGAACGTGGGTTTTGTCCTTTATGTATGGATGCGTATTCGGCGCTATTGTAACATTATTATTGATCTGAGACATGGAAGGGTATATAGGTTTTGAAAATTACAAAGACAATAAATTACGGTTAGAAGTTGGGCGTGTTTACACACGACGCCCCGTAATTGGCGGCAAATTATCATTTTTCGATAATCCGCTGGATGTTTTAAGGTACTATCCGCCATGTGATAGCGGATACTCCCGAGTTGAAAGCCCGGACAATAAGGCAGACAAGCAGGGGCACCATGTGAATACATCGGAATTGCGTGTGATTGAGGATGTGGGGCTGGACGATATTGCCGAGGCCGCAGAAAAAATCATTAGGGAAGGTATAAACACATCTAAAAGCATCGTAGCCGAAAAAAACAGATCGGTAGCCGTCACTACGAAAAAAGGCACCGAGGCGATGAACTCGGGCCAATTCGCAGCAGCGGTTAGCGCCGGAGACAAATCGGCCGCGACCTCACTAAATGACAAATCGGTATCGGTGAATGTCGGTAATTATTCGGTAACAGATAGCAGCGGCAAATATTCTGCATCCGTGAATACTGGGGAAAGGTCTGTGGCAAAAAGTAGCGGCGATAAATCACTGGTAGCATGTATGGGTATTTGTTCTGTAGCAAAAAATAGCGGCGAAGAATCATTATCCGTTTGCACGGAACGTTTATCGGCAGCAATCAACAGGGGTAATTATTCTGTGTCGGCAGTTACTTCGTTAAGTTCCGAGGCGGTAAATACTGGGCATAGCTCTGTCGCAGTCAATACGGGAGTGGGATCGTTGGCTATAAATTCCGGTTTATATTCAATAGCCGCGACCACCAGCGATCGTTCCGATGCAATAAACATAGCCCATAATTCTGCTGCGATAAGTACTGGAGAAAATACGTCAGCCAAAAATAAAGGGGCCGAATCGGCGGCAGTTACTATCCGCGACAAGTCTATAGCAAAAAACAAGGGTGAATATTCTATCGCGGTGAGCATGGGGGAAGAGTCCGCGGCGATAGTATCAGGGGATCATTCTATCGCCATATCTGTAGGTGTCAGATCAATGGCTAAGGGAAAACTGGGATGCTGGCTTGTACTGGCTGAATACCGGTTCAGAGAATTAATAGATGTGAAAAGTGTGCAGGTAGACGGCGACCGCATTAAAGCAAACACTTTTTACAGGCTCAAGAACGGGGAATTTGTCGAATGCAAAGGAATGTAACATGACACAGAAAGAAATGATTTTGCAGGAATTGCAGCGCGGAGAAACGGTTACGATATTTTCGGCGGCCGAAATGTTCGGAGTTCATCGTCTGAGTGCTGTGGTACAGCGTCTTCGCCATGACGGGCACGCGGTGGTGTCGCGCATGCTGAAGCGAGGACGGACGCGTATGGCGTGTTACGAGCTGTTCCGGTTCGACGATCTGGATATGTGCAAGATAGCGAATATGCTCGCGGAAAAAATAGAGTTGCGAAACGGGCGAGAGGGGACGTATACGATAGAATACGATGAGGAAGTAGAGGATATGTATATCGACGTCGAATTAAGCGTGTCCCCTTCGTGGGACAGGCATTTGCGGGGAGTGTGCATAAATAGCTGGAAAGTCCGGGCCAAATATATACCCACGCAAGACACATTTACCGACGGCCTCGGCTTTTCAGAGGAAAAACTAATGAAATACATAAAATTGATAATCGATGATACGGAAAGAGACATTTAAAACCAGAGCGGAATGGCTGGAGCGCAGGGAGAGCCGGCCGGTTCTCGGCAGCTCGGATTTCGGGATAATACTCGGCTTGAGTGAATACGTTACGCCCTTACAGTATTGGGAGCGCAAGACGAAGGGAAGCGATGAGATGAACGCGAATATGCACCGGGGGATATTCATGGAGGATGCGATTGCCAAATGGTTTGAGAGCGAGACGGGTTGCGAGATTATAAAGCGCTCGGCATCGTACGATGTGTATACCAACGACGAGTTTCCGGATTTCGTGGAATGCTCGCCGGATCGGGAGGCATTCAAACAGGAATGGGAGGACCGTCCGGTGGTGGAGATAAAAGACACGAAGCGAATAATAGACGATATGGACGCAGATAGCATTCCGAAAGAGTGGTATGCGCAGGTCCAGTTTCAAATGGCCGTAATGGGCCGAAAAAACGCCTTTCTGGTCATTTGCGACGGTAGAAAAGAGCTTAAATACGGACATTATACTTTCGATAAAGATTGGACGCTCACGAATATGCGCAAGGCGACCGACTGGTTTCAGAAGCACATAATCGGGGGCGAACAACCGGAACCTACCACTGCACAGGACATTCGGGAAACATACCCGGAGAGCAAGGAGGGTATCGTAAGGGTAGGGAAAGATATGTTTTCGAGGTACGAGCGTCTGGGGAAACTGAATAAGGCGATCAAGGTACTGGAGCGAGAGAAAAAGGAGATAGAGGGCGAGATGATCCTAAGATTCGGAGAGCAGGACAGCATGGAGTACGAGGGAACCACTATTGCCACCTTTAAATCCTATTGCCGCAAAAAGCTGGATACGGAAATGCTGAGATTGAAATATCCGAACATAGTCAGCGAATGCACGGTAGAATCGAGTTACAGAATGCTGAAATTTAAATAGATATGGGTAAAATAGCTAATATGTACCTTGATTGGAACATCATGGTCGTTAACGGACATCGCATGGTCGATGAGTTGGTGGCTCGCAGGGCAATCGATATAGCCAAAGAGGAGTCGGAATTGCAGCAGGATGTCGTCCGAAGAGACGCCCCGTCCGACTCCATCGAGCTTTGCGGCCTGCTGTGGGACACAGAGAACCTGACAATCGGTGGTTACAAGAAGGACGGCCATCATTACTACACATGGCAGGAAGCAATCGATGCCGCGAGGTCCGTAGGTAAGCGCTTGCCGACCCGGGAGGAATTGAAGGCATTATGCGATCTCGGTTCGACTTGGGACGACGAGCGCAAGGGCCGTTGGTTCGGGGGCAACCACGACTCGGACCACAAGGGCTCGTTATTCCTGCCTGCTGCGGGCCTGCGCAACAACAATAGCGGCGAGTTGGCCAACACGAGCTCCTGCGGCTACTATTGGTCCTCGTCGCCGTACTACGGAGGCGACAACAGCGCGGGCAACCTCTACTTAGGCCCGGGCAACGTCAGCCCGATACACTTCAGCAATCGCGCCTACGGCTTCAGCGTGCGTTGCGTGCGGGATAAATAATCGGAAACGAACTATGTAATAAATAACGGCTATGGAAACTGAAAAAGAATTGGCACGGGCCTCGATGGAAAGGTCGAGAGCTCCGTATATAGCCTCTCAATCGTTTTTGACGCAGCTAAAAAAAACGCTGTTCCACGAGGAAACCAAAAAGCGGTTCGAGATGATGTTGGGGGAGTACGCACCCTCTTTTATGCAGTCGATATTGTCGGCCACGACAAACAATAAGCTGCTGATGAAAGCCGATCCCACATCGATTATCCGGTCCTCTTTGGTTGCGGCGTATACGAATCTGTCGATAGACACCAATTTGGGACAGGCGGCATTGGTACCCTACGGCGGAGTCGCGCAGTTCCAGATAATGAAGAACGGATATGTGCAACTCGCCCACAGGACGGGCAACGTAGCGCGTATCAATGTGGCTAACGTGTACGAAGGGGACATCGAGGCAATAAATCCCTTTACGGGCGACATGCGATTCAATCTAAACAATCCGGACAGGTCGATACTGAACGGATTCGTCTCTTACCTGAAGCTGATGACCGGTGCGGACTTCTATCTGTACATGACGGTGGACGAATGCAAGGCTCACGGGGCAAAGTATTCCAAATCATTCTACAGGGAGAATGGATTGTGGCAAACGGATTTCGTAGCTATGGGGCAAAAGACGGTGTTGAAAAGCATTATTAAAAAGTGGTGCCCGATCAACCCGCAACAGCAACCCAAGATAACGGCGGCGCTGAAATTCGACCAATCCGTTCCCAGTTCCGAAGACATAGAGTCCTGCGATCCGATATATGTGGATGGCGTCGATGCCAAAGAGGCGCAAAAAAAGGAAGTAGACGAAATAGTAGCAAAAATTACGAATGAATGATGGAGGATGAGAAAGTTCTGATCCGGCTGAAAACTTACGCCATGATGTCCGGAATCACCTATAACGGCGTCAAGAAAAGAATAGCATTAGGAAAGATAAAAGCCGAAAATATAGATGGGGTGCTGTTTGTCGATATATCCAAATATCCCGTCCTGCCTTCGGCGAGAATACGGAAAAAACTGGATAAGGAATACTGACATGGAAGGAGAACCCAAAACAATAGACAAGTGCATAGGCAAATTCGATCAGTGGGCTAAGTGGAGTAAAAAAGACCCAATAAGAGAGATAGTGTTTTTAATTGCCGTTCATATTCTTGCCGTCTTATCTATCATATTGTCCCCCATAATCGCAATCATTATGGGCAACGCCTACGAAAAAGCATGTTGGGAGGAAGAAGAAAAAGAAAACGAAGAATATTTTGAAAGGTGGAGAAAAGAGGGAGAAGAAGAATACCTGAAATGGATAAGAGAAGGACGAAAGTAAAATGCGAGACATGCCGATTCGTCCAAGACGTGGAGCAGGGGATAGGGTATTGCCCTGTAATCAAGATGCTATCCCCGGTACATAACGAGAAAGTTTGCGTGCATCACGTGTGTCGTGATTGTCGTGATTTGATGTAGAAACGATGAAGTTCATAATTGCCAAATACTATGTTAACCCGATTGGAATGCCGGATGACGTAACGGAAGTATGGGAAATAATATATCCCCATTACCATAGCATTATAAGCGCGAGAGAGGGGCGGGAGATTATCCGGGAGAACGGATTGGTGTTAGCAGTGAGCAATCGGTATGGCAAGGTATGGGAGATACCTGGCAAGCCTTTAACGAAGATAAAAATTTAGGAGACATGATAAAGGGGGGATACATATTGCAGCCGCGCTGCATACAGGAGGGGAGCATGGCGCACAATCCGCCGGTAGACAGAGAACTGTGGCAATACTTTCTGCGAAGTGTAAACTACTATAAGCACGACCTTATGCCTCGGGGATCGGGGTTCTTCCGACTGGAGGACATACAGGAAGATTTGAGCTGGAAAGTCGGTTTCAGGAAGATGAAATACTCGAAATCTCAGCTCTCGAAATCCATCCGGCGGATGAGAGATGCAGGCGTCGCTACCGTTACGAAGGAAACGGGCGGAATGATTGTAACCATCTGTAAATACGATTATTATCAGGACCCGAATAACTACGAAGGAAATTCCTTTTATGAAGGAAACAATGGCGGGATAATGAAAGGTAGTGAAACGCTTGACACGAAGGAAACAGAAGATGTAAGCTTAAATGACTGTGGAACAGTAGGAATAGAGGGGGTGTGCGAAGATCGAAGGAAACGGTATGTCGAGCATGAAGGAAACGCGAAGGCAACAACGAAAGATGACCAATATATAAAGAATTATAAGAAAGAAAAGAATAATACACACACACAGTATAAACTGAAAAATATACAGAACACCTCGTGCGCGCGCGAGGAAGGCGAGGACGGCATGGAGAGATGGGCGGAGTCGTCGAAAAAACTGCTCGTGAAAAACGTGAGAGAGTGGATAGCCCAGTATACGCCCTCGGTGGCGCTCATGGAGTTTCCGTTGACAGACCGTCAGATACTGGGGATTTTCGATCGCATGACTCCGGACGATTTGAAGCGGCTACTTATAGCCATGTGCAACAAGGGGGCCACAAAACGAAATAGAAGCGCCTATTTTACGCTTTTGGCATTCGAGGGTAGGGATTATATCATCAAACAGAGAAAATTGAAAATTGCCACCAAAGAAGGCCGAATACGAGGGTTTTTGAAAGAGGAATAATTCTAAAAAAAAACGATTGAGCCATGAAAAGCGAAAGAGCGGAGGCATACATCAATGCCAATGAGATGGATGCCGCATATTTGGTAGATAAGGATGGTTGCGGATGGGCAGTAATTGGTATTCATCAAGCTCGGAAAGCTGTCGAAATAGCCGAGCAGGATGCCGAGGCAAGGATGCGGCGGAAAGCGGTACAGGCATTCGACGATATGTGGTTCAGCGGCTTTGAACCGGACTATGAATATCACCGCAGGAATTTTATCAAGAAACTGAACGAAATATGAAACTGACAAAAAACGAAGAGTGGATAATAGCCTACGGCAACGCCATAGTGCCGCAGGTAGCGCTGCGGATATTCGAGACGATCAACGATTACGAAAAATTGAGACGATTATGAAAACATTACGTGAAGTAGCCGATGAACTTTGCCCGTATCGTTTAGAGGATTACGATCCGGCGATCGACGATATTCTGGATGAATGTTTACACGACAGTTGGATAGTAGGGTTCATTGCCGGCGCTCAATGGAGGGAGAATAATCCGGTTTCGGCCGGTTCTGTGTCCGATCCCGAGTCCGACCCTATCGAGCTCTGCGGCCTGCTGTGGGACACAGAGA